CCAAGATCCCAACTGATTCCCCTTTTTGCAGGAGGTCAGTTGCAATGTGACGCATGATTGAGGTCTTTCCGCTACCAGAGCCAGCAGTAAATGTGACAAGTTCGCCATACCTGATCCCGTGTAACTTCTCGTTGAGGCCTTTGAATGGGTATTCGTGGTCATAAGGTGCTTGCGGTGTTGTGACAACTGTAAGTAACGTTTTTCCATCAATAATACCATCCGGTCTATAGGGTTTAGCATCCCAAATAGCCTTTCGAATCGCCTCAGCATCGTTAGCTTGTAACGCCTCTGATGCGTCTTTGTAGCCTTCGAGACGAGCGATCGTAACCTTGCCAGGTGGTAGGACGCTTGCCGCCTCCTCCGTCGCGTTACGGCCTGCATCATCATTATCGAGGAATAAGCAGATCTCGTCATAACCTTGAAGTAGTGGAATTTGTTTTTTAATATCTTTAGCTGCTGATGCTGCGCCATGTGGTAGAGAGACCATGGGCCACCCTGTCATAGCTTCATAACAACTAGCAGCGTCTAATTCACCCTCAGTAATAACAATACGTTTACCAGTGCTAGGGAAACGATGCTGAGCGAATAAGGTATTAGTGGAAACTCCTTCATATCTAAAGTCTTTGCGTTTTTGTTTAATCTTGACTCCTTGTAATATACCAGATTCATCATGATATGGGAACCTTAGTTCATCTCCATCCCTATAAATCTGATAGAACTGGTTAGTCTTCTCTGATATATTTCTTTTATTCAATCGCTCTGCTGATCCAGTTAAGAATACCGTCTTAGGCATGTTTCGATTGTGAATAACTTCATTATCTCCAGGTGTTCTGTCATGACAAACAAAACAAAAAGTGTGCCCGTCTGAGTATAAAGACTTAGCATCAGACGAGCCACAGTTCTCGCAAGGCATATGCCTAACGAATTCACTTTCGGTCATTAGATTAACCATTCAAGTGGAATGTTGTGATATGAGGTCCACGGTATGTCATGTTTCTCACACCACATAGCATAAGTAGTCTTACTCTTCTTATTTATTTTATTAAAAGGAGATTGAAAGACCATTCTTAGATCTATCTCGGGGTTTTGTTTCTTAACAGCAAGTATCTTTCGACGGTCTGCTGCTGACCAATACCCTTTCGCTTCGAGGTAGGTGTAGTTTGGGAGACAAAAATCAGGAGTGTAATTATGCTCAATGGTATAAGTAACCTTAGCTGATTCGTACTCATATGAGACTCCCAATCCTTCCAGAAGGCTTGCAATGTTTTCTTCAAGTTTAGATCTAAATTTAATGTTCTTTCTATCTTTTAATTTATCATAGGCTTTCTTAGCCCATTCAAGGGATTCTTCAGAAGTCGTCTTCGTCATCAGGTGGTGGTGCTGAGCATGGCTCACAGTTTACATTAGGATCTGCTGTTTTAAATCCTGCAGTTGTACCGAACAATTCAGCAACTTCATCAGCTCCTAAATCCCCAGTATCTACACCAGCTTCACCTTTTACTGAGACCACTTGAACACCAACCAACTTGAGAGAACTACCATAGGTAACCCCATCCCGTAGAATGTAAGGCTTTTGATAGAAACCCAGTTTAACAGTAGATCCTGCATAAAGTGGTGTCTTGGTATCAGTTACTTGGGTGCCCTCCGTGTCTACCACGGGCGGACGATTGTCCTCATTCCATGAGAACTTTAATTTATACTTACCTTTCGAGACTTCTTCCCATGGCTCAGGCTTGAGCGTGGATCTCTTAGGATTTTTTAATTTCGATTCAGCCCACTTAAGGACTTCACCTCTTTCAGTTTCTAGCTTGTCGATGATATCTTCACCAACAATAGCCGATAGAGAATAGCCAAACTTACTAGGTGCTAGTATAGCTTGGAAGCCCTCTAGTGTTACAGCTTCATCTGTTTTGTGTATAGTTCTAGCCACCGGTTAATGCCTCTTCTAATGATTGAGGCTCCTTGTCCATGGCGTCCAGGTCTTTACCTGGTCTTAATCCTTTCAACTCTTCAGTCAGTTCAGCTCTATACTTAGTCAGTTCGTCTATACGAACATCAAGAGCTTCTATCTGTTCTTGCTTTGCTTGCCTCTCAGCTGCTTGTAATCTCTCTTCAGAGACAACAATAACCCTAGTAGGTGCAAAGAAAGGGTGTTGAAATAATGATGGGTAATACATTAACAGAAAAAATAAGTGGAGTCAATTACGGATTCTGGTTCCAGATCTCCGATAATCGGTGGTTCAGTCTCTGCCCCTATTTGTTTGGCAAAGGCGGTTAAGTAATCATTCTCAGCAAATAAATACATATATGTTTCTCTAACTATAGTAGATAAGAGACTCATATCTGTAGCACGGCATAGTACTGAGTCGTGTATTAAAGCAATTGGTGCATCAAAGCGTATAGCACTAAGATGTAACAATGTAGCATCTAAACTATGGATTAGATTAGGAGCAGTAGCGGCTTTATGCCTATTCCTATCTACTTGAGCTCCATCCTTGGTAGCAACAGTAAGACGGCAACGACCTAATAACTTAAGGTCTACTGTCTCTACTTGTTTCTTCATTAAACGTTGGTTAACTTCAAAATCTGATGGTGTTGTCCATCTTAAGTATTTATCACCACGTTTAATGGCTTTGCCTACCTCATCTTCAATCCATTTCATCACTGCCATTGGGCCAGGGACTACATCTAGCATAGCATCCCGTACCGCTTGCACAACGATTGTGAGATCTTCTTTACTAATCTCAATACCTTTATCATTGAGTGCATCTCTGATATAGGTACGATTAGAGAAAGGTTTAGCATTGTAAGGAATTGTCATCACAACTCTCTTGCAACACTTACGATCCCAGTGTTCACGCAGGTGTTCAGGGATATTAGGTTTAGATTTCTCTGCCACTACGGCATAAGCGTCTTGTGGCCTATCAGAAGGTAGCACGTTGACGAGTCGTGCTGTCTCTTTATCCATCGCCAAACCAGCGAGGATCTGTAGACCACTACATGTAGCGTCTGTGGCTACACATAGTCCAGTTGTAACTCGATCTTTTAGTATAACACAATGGTAGTACTCATCACAAGCTGCTAAGAATTGCCAAGGTTCCTCAGCTCCTTCCCAATCTGGAAGAAATTCTATAGGATCTTTCGCAACATTCTCAATAAGCTGCTTATTATCTAAGACCCATTGCTGTCTTTCATCCCAAGTATCTTTATCTTTACCATAGGTAGTAGCTACTTGGAAAGCTAACCATTTAATCGAATCAAATGTAACAGGTGATTCATTAGAAAATCTAATGAGTGACTTACCAAAGTCGGTATCTTGAGGAGTAAGAAATGCGGGTATAGGATAAGCACGACCTCTATAATCAAAAGACCAAGGTATATAAAACCTCTCACGATCTTTAAACTTTTGTACGGCGTTCATTGTCATCCTAGTACGGCATGACCGTCTAGTTTCCTGAGCTTGTTTATTCAAGACCTCAGCTGCTTTTCTTCTATAATCCTTCCTTGCTTCCTTGTTCTCTGCTATATCAACTGGCTTTGGTGGTAGATCATATTGAATTATGGGGAGAAATTTACCTACCTCAATTCCTTTCTCTTGTAAAAACTCTGCAATTTCTACTGTAAAGGGGTTTAACTTATACCCAACCTTCTGAATCTTATTCAAGAAGTCAACTGGGGTTTCTCCCTGTATACGGTGGCTATCGCCCCGCCTTACAAGGTCGTGTCCATGCATGACCTCATTCAGCATGTAACCCCCTGGTTTACCGTCTCTACCCCAGTCATTTGGTGGTATATACATAGGCCATGCTAAAGGTGAAAACAACTCTGCATTACTCATGACTTCTTCCTTGATATCCAAGAACTCAGCCGTGGGTAACACGTATGTTATTGTCTTGCGTCCTTCCCTTATAGCTTGTTTAGTAAACCATTGACTAGTCTCCATGATACAGTCAAGCAACCAACCTCCTAATTTAACACGTAGAGCACGACCCCAGCTATCCCAAGCGGCCACATCATAACGATTCATTAATGTTTGAATGACTACAATCTTTTGATGTGTACCAATGGACTTATGCCAATAGTTCTTCTTTAGTGTATTTAAGAGGCCAGGTGCATGTTCCTCATAGTGACGCATCTGGCATTCATCTTCTATTGCATGTCCTATAGAGTCGCATACATTAACAGCGTAGTTACTTCCTTCCTTGAAACTAAATACTTTATCAAAGGTTAACTTACATGCTATTGCTGCTGCGGCTAGCGGTTCGATTGTGAAAAGGTATTGGTGTATATCCTTAAAGGCTACACCTCCATGTCCTTCATGTATTCGGTTGTTAGTATCTTCGATTCGTTGAACTAATTTAGGTAGTAAAGCATCAATAGATGTTATACCATATATAGAGGCAGAGGCATAGCTCTTATTCTCTAAACTCATGGTATTATCTCTAAGGTTCTTAAGTCCTTGGACTTTCTGTGTTCTTTCTAACTCTAATTGTTCATCGATCAAATGCTGTGGAATCAACATAGTCTATGTATGCGTCCATGTCATCTTCAATTTGTTCTTCTATCAGATCTTTAATCTCATCGTAATGAGGATGATCTAAGGGTAGCATATCTAATGCTTGTTGTTGATAAGTTTCAGGGTTATTTGAGGGGATCATCATAATCTTCTACTAATTCAGGATACATTACATGTACCGCATCAGATGTGCATACTATAAACTCACTTTCTCCCACGTCCATGATTTTACGACAACGACGTTTAGCATCACTGACTCTTGAGTATATATACTCTTTAACTTTACCAGTGACTTTGTTGTTCTCTCTAATAATACAAGATACAGAGCTAGGAATTTCCCAACCTGCAATCTTCCAATCCATGAACTCGTTGAACGAGATAGGTTCAAAGTATGATGATGGTGTGGCTTTAAATGCAGCCCAATTGTTAGGATAATAAGGTTTCTTTTTAGGCATCATGAATAGGTATAACATCGACTAAGTAGTCGTCATGTAAACATGCCTCTTCATAGGCATCATAAGCGGCATCATAAGGGTTAGGAGTAGATTCCATAATGAAATCCCTTCCACTTTCTAATAATACTTGATACTTCATGACGGCGATTGTGAATCATTGGTGTTAATCTCTCCTCCATGATGTTCAATGGAGGTTTCTCTGTCTTCTATTAAGTGATACCTCATAGATAAGACAGGTAGTGCATCCTTGATTCTGCGTTGAATAAAATCAACAACATCTCTAGGATCTGATTTTGTCTCAACTGAGAACTCAAGTGTGTACTTTGTCATACCTCCATGTTATAAAGAATAAGGGATGTTGAGTCCCTCAGTAAACCCTAACTAGTAGGGCTTAGAGAGAGCTTCAGTCTTTCTTAAGTTTGTTAACTTGTTTGTTCAACAAGTCTACTACATTCTTAAGATCATTCAGTGCTTCCTTGACCTCATAGTTATTAATCTTAACACGAGCCTGAAAGTCTTCCCATAGTGCATCCCTGCTTATGAGTTGAATGTCGGGCAGATGTGATTTAACCTTAGTCAAAGTAATTGGTTCCTCCTTGGTTATAGTAACCTTGGATGGATAGGTTTGTTCGGTCACTTTCTTCTTCCTTGTCTTCCTTACGGGACGAGGCTTTAATTCTGACTTAATTGTCATAATAGAAATGGGTGAACAAATGGGATGACTAGTCCCAAAGCGGCCAATCGGACTCGAACCGATAACAATAGCTTGGAAGGCTACAGTTTTACCATTAAACTATGGCCGCTGGCTGTTAAGCCTCTACTGCGTCCTTGCTCAGTGCGTCCTTGTCCTCTTGTGTTAGCTCATCTTGTAAACTATCAGTGTAGAATTTACGAGCAAACTTTAACATAGTCTCCTTACTTATGCCGTTAATTAACAATCTATCTTCATGGTCACGAGTAACAATTAGTGCCTCATGTTCAGAACAATAGTATATGTTAGCGTCAGGACCTAAGTAATACTCATGTGTGGAATCGAAAGTAAGCATAATGCCGAGGCGATTGTGAAAAGAGAGTGATAAGAACCACTCATAAAATCCACCGAAGTGGAAG